AACGTTTGCCGCGCTTGTTACCCCGGCCAACACGTTTACAAACCTGTTGGTTTGATCTGCTTTCAACCCAAACGCCGACATGCCATCAGCGACAATCTCGGACGTGCGCGCGAGGTCAAGGTTAGCCCCGGAGGCTAACGCGATAACGCCGCCCATTGTTTCCATGATCTTTGTCGCGTCATCGCCAGCAACAGCGAAATATTTCATCGCTTCAGCGGCGTCAGTAGCGGAAAACACCGTGGTTGAACCGATCTCTTTTGCTAGGGCTACAATCGGCTCCATTTCCTCGCCGGTCGCCTGTAATATCGCTTGAAGCTGCGACATTCCTTTATCAAAATCGCCCGCTGATTTAATGGCCGCTACGCCAATCGCTACCAGCGGCAACGTTACTTTCGTGGTTAGTGATGCGCCAAGTTTAGTCATTCCAGCGCCCATAGCGGTTAGTTTACCGCCAACGCCGTTAGCTTTCTGGTTAAAACCGGTAAGGGCTGATTGTGCGGCGCTTAACCCTGACGTGAACGCCCTTGCATCAAGATCAAGAAAACCAGTGGCGGTGCCAAGATCAAACCCCACAGATCAGCCCCCCTTTCATCATATATCGTATTGCGCGTACATCTCGGAAAACGATTTAACCTTGCGTCTGAACGAAGGTGTCTTATCGTTGCTCATTTCCCGCATAATAAAAAAACATGCCTCATCGAGGCAGTACGCTTCATATTCGCCTAGTTTCGGGAAAAACGTGGAAGGTTTGCATTGATATGTCCGGGACATGTTAATCAGCGCTATTATCTCCGGTCGGCTCACGAAACTGTTCGAGGCTTTTCAACCCCACTTGCGCGTAGTTAAACACCCAGAAGATTTGTTCGTCTGTGAGCTGTATACCGGCTTCTTTCAATTCCTGATATGTTGGTTCGGCAAAACATTCCTCGCAAAACAAATCAAGCAGCTCAAACATCTGCTGCATGTTATCGCTACCCATCTCTTGGCCGCCACCGACCTGACCGGCGAACAGTTTATCGGCAACACCCAACAAACTGTTAGGTATCCGGCCCGATGACAACAACCCTAGCAGGGAAGGTCGTTTCAGTTTCGCAAAAAACTGTTGTCCTTCGGCAAACGGCGGCAGTTCAACAATTGTACCTCCTGCATACGATTTCAGATCAGATATAGACGTGACTTTTGCTCCCATGGTGCGCATCCTCCTATCGTTAAATCGTGGGTAGTGCGGTTACATACGTGATAGTGTACGGCGCTTCGCCGGTGTCGGGCGCGGAATAAATGGTGTATTCAGGTGCGCGGAACGCGCCATCCTGCGAAGAAAACGCAATCGGTATACCCTGACAGTTCGGATAATCGATTTGTTCATATCCGGTCAACAGGCCAGCAGCGTTGTAGATCGCGCTGTACGCCGACAACGTGAAGGTTTCGCCTTCGTCCTCAGTGCCGACCATCGGGGGATGATAACCGACTACCTTTGTCGGGTTGACATTATCGTACAGGATTTCGCCGCCCTGTAAGATTTTTACCAGCTCGGGATTGAACACATTATCGGTTAACACGATGGTGTTGCCGGTAACAATCGTTTTAGATCGTTTTTGCGCCCGAAGAATCCCTTTGACCACCAGTTTGACAGCGTCAACTGTCTCGGTTTGCGGTGTAACTTGCATTTGGTTAGCGGTGTCTAACCGCCACGCTTGCGCGCCTGTGCCAGCCGGAGTAATAACGACTAACGCAACGTCAATCGTTGGTATCTCGTTGCCACGTTTAGGGTTCGCCATGATAATTACCTCCTTGTTCCAGTTTCATGTAGACCGTGTAAGTCAAAGTGATCATGTGCGCTTGTAATGCGTCATCGTAATAGTGGGGTGACGCGAAATGGCTGTTACGTATCATCAGGTGATCGCGCAACCCGTTCAAGGCTTCGATCACTTCTTCGGTGTAATCTTCCAATTTCGATCCCAGCTCACGATGCACGTAACACATGATCAGGTATTCGTGTTGCGTGGTGGAAAACTCGCGTAATCGGCTTGCAGCGCCCGGTTTAACCACCACGTATTGTTCGCCCGGATTGCATAACCCGTCATGCTGGGTAGGCAGATAAGCCGATATCTCGTTTTCTTTTAGCCAATCGACAATGATAAGCTGGGGCGATCTAGTGTAATCCATGTCACGCACCCGCTTTCATTTTTTCGATGAACCCAGAAAACGCCGGTACAATCTCCAAATAACCGACCTGTTGAATGGTCGGCATAAGGATTTCGTATTTACGCTGATGTTTCAGTTCGAGGTGGATGCCGTAATCAACACCGTGCGCGAGGGTTACGCGATAACCTGTATCAACTTTTTCCCATGTCGCGTTCAGTGTTAACCGGGCTTGGTTCGTGCGATCTGTCCAGCGCCGCCGCGTTTGCGCATGATTTTTCAGTTTGAGCGATGCGTTGTCAAGAAACATGTTCATGGCTTTATCAAACCGTTCGGCAAATTCCAGCATACCCTTAGCCAGATCGCCCTCTTTAAGCGCAAACCGCGCTATGGCTCCATTGATGTTGGCCATTGCTCGTTCACCTCGCGTAAACTGATGGACATGCTAGCGTTTAATTCGGCGATATTGACTGTTGCTTGCACCTCAAACACCGTGCCGTTGACGTTCACGATGTCCATATGGGTGACAGGGTTAACGATGTAATCCTCATACGCCATTAACAGCATCGGGATTTCCGTTGTTAGTCCTGTTGCGCGGTTCGTTGTCGCGTCATCGGCTGGGCGATCAACAAACACTTTCCGGGTATGAAATATCGCCCTGATCGTGAATTCTTGTTCCGGTTCTGTGCCGCGTTCGCCGTACTCGTTCACACCAAACCGCAGCACAGGGTAATCAGCGCCCTTCGTCTTGACCTGATGCTTGATTTGCGCCGCCTTGAATTTCGCTATACTCCATATGCGTGTCATCAGTAACCACCCCTTACAATCTTGCTGTTGGACGGCCTGTACTGTGACGCAAGGCGCAGGAAATATCTGGCAGTGTCGCCGGTTGTAAGGCCGGGGACGGAGAGAGTTGTATCTTCCGATTTCGCGATAAGACATTTGTACGCCGTAAGATTAATGTCATGTTGAGCCATTTCGAAATAGGCTTCGATGTCATCATCGGTAAAATACGGCACATCGTTCTCGCGAAGCATAATCTTGAGCTGTGCTAGTGTATCGGGATTCATGTTCTCACTCCGTCCTGTTATCACTTGCCGCGCAACAAATCGCGCATCTCTTTTTTGTTTTTGCCAGTAACATCGACATTGTGTATCTCGGCGAACCGCCTGAGATCGTCAACGTTCATTTCGCTCAACGGCATATCAAGCAAATCATCGTCAGCGGCTTTTAAATCCGTTTTAAAAGCATCAACCGACGCGCCCATATCATCAACACTAGGAATCGTCTCAACGTCTCCACGGGCTTGCAGCGGCTCAAGAAACACGTTCGATGTTTCCGGTTCGTCTGACGGTTCTGCCGGTACATCGCACTGGTAAAACCCGGCGTGTTTGTAGATCGCTTCATACGCGCCGTTGGCAACGGTCAGTATATCTTTGCCGTTAGTTATGCGCATCTAATCACCCCTTGTTACGCCTTTGTCAGATCGAGTTGGTAAACATGATCGGCCATCTCAAACGATGGCAGACAGATCATGGTTACTTTGGTGTCAACGTTGACCGGGTCTTCCTTAGCGATAGTGGCCACGGCTACGCCCACATCAGTGATCGCGACATTAGACGCGACACGCGCCATCAGATCGCTTTCTTCCGGTGTGGTACCAAACCATGTGGTGCCTAGCGCGCCAGCGGGAAACAGGGTGAACGTGTCGTCCGGTACATATCGCGTGGACACCCCTGCATCGTTCACGTACCGCTTCGAATACACCAGCACCTCAAGCTCTAATTGTTCCATCAAGTAGCTTTTAAGCGCCGTATCTGATACGGTGCTGCGACCGTCCGAGAACATGTAGATTGATTTGCGGATGATCTCGTTGTTCAGCATGTACCCCCACGTTTTACGCGATACCACTGCGCGGGTAGGACGTTCGCCGGTATCATCCTCGATCAGGTCTTGACCGACCCTGATATCTTCAACGATTGTCGCTGTGCCGGTATCGCTCCACGCGGTGTCTACATTGGCTTTGTGCGCGGTGGGAACGCCGTAATCATATGTGTAATTTTGGCCGTTGGCCGACACCGCGATAGCACCGGAGGTCAGCACCGACATACGCATTTGTTCGCGCCGTGCCGCAGCACCATCAAGCAAAGACATTTCATCGTCAAACACGTTGTTGATGATGGAATCAATGTACGCTTGGTTGCCGCTCTCGATCACCATGTTAAGCTGCTGCCGCAATTCTTCATCGATATACTTCGACTCCTTGAAAAACGGCATTTGCGCGGTGAACCGTTCGAAAGCGATCCTCGGACGCGGTACAGCGGCCACATCATACGCGGAAGGTTTCAGCACGATTGGCAAACCTTTAGCGCCTTTTATCCACTTGATGTCTAGGCCTAGTTTCTTGTTAGCCGGGAACAGTTCATCGCCCAAGAACGGAGGTCGTTCCTGCAAAAACACTTTCCAATACGCGGCTAGATCATTGGCTGTTACCAGATCAAATATGGTCATTTTCTACACTCCTTTCCCTTAATCTTTCAGGAAGAATATCTTGTCGAGATGTTCTATCATGTCGGCGGTAAACAGCGCTTTTGTGGTGCTGTCCAGTCTGTCAAGGTTGACCGCGCCGAACAGAAGTAACGTGCCGTTGCCTTTGCCCTGATAGGTAACGTCCACATCGTGCAACAGCACGCCCACCGCCGTTTCGTCATCGCCTTTGGTGAACGCTGTGCCTCGCGCCTGTATGCTCCCTTTCATCGGCGTACCGGCAGGGATAACCTTTTTGCCATCGGCGTTAGCCGTGATACCCGTGTCACCGCACACAATGCTCACGCTGATAAAGTTTTGCGTATTAAACAGTATTTGCGTGATATTGGATGCTTCGGTTTTTATTACCCCGGATTGATTCATGGTGATTACCTCCTAATTGCTGAAATAGTGGCTCTTTTGTGGTCGCCGATCACGCATAGCTTTTAGCCTGTCGGCGGCTGTCGTTTGTGTTTGGCCTTGCGTTGCTTT